TAGGGAACTTCGCGCTAAAATCTCCAGAAATTTTGAGAATAGTGTGAAAAACGCTCAGAAAGTTATCAAGATGTGCCAAACTATAGTAGTCCCAACTCGGTACGTGGGCGCCCCCCCTCCACCGCCACCACCAGGTCCTATCTCGAAGAGACCTGTAATAAACGCTAAGCGTGCGGCACTTATGACTGAACTGAAAAGTGCATTAAAAAAGAAAGGGTTGGCTAATAATAAGTAATGGAAGATACATTGAATTTAGGAAAAGTTAAAACCTTCTTAGAAACTTGGAGTGGTGAAAATGTAGATCAAGCATACTCACTACTTTACGACTATTCAAGACTATTCCGAGAAAATGATAATACTGAAACGTTCGTAAAGCAGTATCTTGGTGAGGAACTTTACGAGCGTCTAGAAATTACAATTACTTTTTTGAAAGAGTTTGAAAAATTCAAACGAAGTTTAAATCAAATCTCTTTGACATAAACATTTTAACACCATCAAAAGTTGGATAACTCCAGAGATACCAACGGGACCAAAAACCAGCCCCGTCGATACCACTTATCTTCCAATTCTCTTTATCGCTTCGATCGACATTTAACATTTTTGTTTGGATCTTCTTAGGATTTCGTTCTTCCAATGTTTGTCTGGGTACATGACCCCCATGACGCAACACATATGAACGCATACGTGAAGGATTCTTGTGTTTGGTATAGTCTGAATATCCACGTGCTCCAAAATCAACTTTTCTACCGTCTTCTAAGATAGCCCTAAACTTCTTTTTGGGGTTAGGACTGCGAATAACTTTGACGCGCATACTTATATTTTATGAAGATTTAATTTTTACAGGCACCACAATAAGTCTCTTTCCTAGAGGCGAATAAGCTTTGTTCAGGACCACGCTTTATACGGAACAGGTGATCATAAAAGTGAAGAAGACCTATGGTGAGTCCGAGGGTACCAACAACAACACCATTCTTCTTACGAGCCACGAAAGCGAAATAAATTACGAGAGAGATGAGAAATGCCTGTATCCATGTAACCTTGGGTAGGGGGGGAATTACAAAACGTTTCTCTTGGACCTCGACTTCTTCAGTGGGTTCTGGTTCAGCATATTTGGACTTGTATCCGTACACCATTTTTTATTATATCACGAGAAAATAAATGTGGAAGACTTCTCTTGGTGTTGCATGGATTATGATTATGCATGATTATATGAAGCTACCCATAGATCGATTATATTTCACAAATCTATGGCGTCCATTTCTTGGTATACAAAACACATTTAGGGATATCATCTATAGTCTACCAGATCCAAAAGGCCCTCCCGGTCTTTTATTGTTAAAACTCCACTTCCTGAGAATACAGGAAGAATTTGAAAGAGTTTCAGCAACTCTCCCTAAAAAATACCAACATGATTACGATAAGTGGTCACCCCATAACATGAATTATTGCTTTTATGATGTCAATACAGATTTTCCTCTTCTTAAGGGCTTGATTGATCAAATTTCATGTATATCCAAACATAAACCACATTTTGCAGTTATAGATGGTCCCATGGTGATACCACCACATAGGGCTGAATCAAATGAATTATTAAGGTACCAACTCACAATTAGGGGTGAGGGTGATTGTACTTTATACACTGACATGGGTAAATACGTACACAGAGAGGGTGAAGATTACCTCTTTGATCACGCAAGGTATCATGAATTAATAAAGACTGGAAATAGTCGTAGAGTTGTACTCATTTTGGACATTCATAGGTGACTCCTACATACCGCAATATACATATCACTACCACCTATGAGTTCCAGTTCTCTATTGTCCACAATTCTCTTCGTGAATGGACCGGCATTTCCATTATTACAACACATACATAGTGCTGAGAGTTTGGTAACATCACACGCGAGTGGAATACATTCGATAAGTTCACCGAATTTCCTTTGAAAAGAATCTGCATCAAGACCGGCCAATATCACCGACTTGTTCACATGTAGACAACACTCTACAAACTTCTTGAGCCTTGGAAAAAATTGCGCCTCATCGATTGCGACTATATCACTACGATCAAACTCGTCCGTGTTAATAACATCAAATAGATCATACACTTTATGACAATCGAACTTTATATTGTCATGGGTTTTCAGAACTTCTTCGGGAGATCTTGTATCTTTCGCAGAATTTACAATTATGATGTTTTTTCCGATCACTTTCAACCGCTTGAGTCTTCGTATAAGCTCTGAAGTCTTACCTGAAAACATGTTTCCCATAATAATTGAAAGACTCATATTCAACTTATTGTTAATATAATATAACTTTTAAATTACATTCGTTTAGTGTATATCATTCCAATCTTAACAATTACATAAACTAAAACAAATTGTAAGACTAGTTGAATTAAACTTGTCAGTAGTAATTTGTTTTTAAACCTCAATTTTTCATCTTTATTTTTTCTAAAAAATAACCCTTCAATTAAGGGTTTGAATAATCCAGATGATAAATCTTTTGTAAAATCACTGAGGATATTCGATAAGAAAATACCTAATACTAAGCCATCAATGTCACGCTTTTCAAACATCCAATACATGAAGCTATTTTTGTTCACTTGCATTTAATATACGTTTTGAAATTAATATTTTCTATATAAAAAGTAAGATGCCTCTCAGCGATGCAGCCATCACCAAGAAGGTCGGGCAACTGCGTAAATCTGAAGGTAAGATCTACGCACCCCTTAAATATTTCAGGGGGCTTACAACTCTCGGAGAAGTTGAGACACGCTATAAGAAGATGCTCAAGCGAGACTACAGGGGATTCAGTACAGACAAAGGACAAAAAACTAAAACTTCCTCCTACACCCAAAAGTTTAGGAAAATGTATCCGGGAGCCAAATCCCTCCCTGAAATTGCTAAGGCTACTAAGATTCCTCTGAAGATTGTGAAGACCATCTACAATAGGGGACTCGCTGCGTGGAGAACCGGGCATCGTCCGGGAGCCTCTCCACAAGCGTGGGGGTACGCGAGGGTTCATAGTTTCGCCACTAAGGGGAAGACGTACTACACGGCTGATAAGGATTTACGATGATTAAAACATCCTACAGACACGCTCATAGATACTAGGTGTCTTCACTGGCTCGGGTGCAAACTTGAGTGCGAAGATTTTACCCACAATGGGTTGATTTTTCTCGGTTTCACTCACCATCTTGTCCGAATGTTCCATCATTTCTTTCATCATATCCATGATTCGTGTGTTAGATACTAGATATTTCCTCTGACCATGAGCTGCGGCCTTTTCAGCCCAAGATACAGCATTCTCCCTCACCGAATTATTCATTTCGAACTGTTTGTTCGCGGTGGCAGCCGGACTCGGATTCGCTTCCCTAAACTCTTCGATGAGACCATTAATGGTTTCGCCATATGTATGAAAACGTTTGTCATCATAAGCTTTGTCACACACGGCATAGAGTAGTTCATCACTCACTCCGTAAAGAAGGACATCCTTGTTTTCAATCGTGTATTCAAAAAATTCATTCATTTCATCACGAGGCACCCCATCCGGGTACGTCTTGATGAGAGTATCGAGCTTGTGTTCGTAATCAGTGAGAGTCGTCATTTTTCTTGAAAATTTGAAGATACTGCATTTACTTAGGTTTCATTACAATCTAATATTCTAGGAAGTCTGTAAAGGTAAGGATATCTTGGTCAAGTATAGCTTCTGCAATGTCCGTGAGTTCTTGGGGGAGGTCATCCAGTCCCAGACAGCTCTCGTTGTAGGCTTCGACCATGCTCATGTCTCTATCATCAAAATAATAGAGTAGATCTCTGAGGGTCTTGTCATCGATGGTCTGCATGGCTTTGCAAAACTTTTCTGTGGAAAATGATGGTCCTTCGAGAATGTTATTCTTGATGTATACCTCAATATCTTCATCTTGACCGGCGTGAATCTCATCAGATAACATTGAACAATTCATGAAGACCTCGATGCCACCTGCGACTTCACAAAGAAAATCTCTTTTGCCGGGAATTGCGGACATGTTTGTTTGTTTGTTTGTTTTTTTTTCTTGAAAATTTAAGAATACCTTGTTTACTTAGGTTTTATTTTTGCGAATGTTGTTATTGTTTGAGTTAGAATTGGCGTTACGGTTACCTCGTGGTGTTCTACCAGTGTGTACCCACGCAAGAACATCTTCAAGAGACCACGATGGATCAATTTTATCATACCCTTTCCAACTCATACTCACTAGCTTAGTGTTGAACCCGCCGGTAGAAGTTTTACCGGTACTGGTCTATTGTTCATATATTAATAAACAAATAAAATAAAGATTTCCATCAAGATAAAATTAATGACTGATCGCATTACATGGGATGAATACTTTATAAACGTCGCAGATCTCGCCTCTGTTCGATCTCCATGTGAGAGACTCAAGGTGGGGTGTGTCCTCGTGAAGAACAACCGCCTCATCAGTATGGGTTACAATGGATTTCTAGGTGGGTGCGAACACAAGTCTATTGTGAGAGATGGACACGAACAAGCGACGATACATGCGGAGATTAACGCAATCACGGAT